ATTATTGGTTCGCCTGAATGGCGTCGTTGAATCAGCAAACGGGTGGGAAGCCCGATGCCCGTGTCGTCAAGATGACCGCAATCCGTCCCTGTCGATACACGAAAACGACGACGGACAAGTGCTCGTCTACTGCCACAGGAACAGCGGCTGCGGTACCCCCGAAATACTCACTTCCATCGGGTGCACGATAAACGACCTCTTCTCACCTAACCCGAGGAAGATGGAGAAGCGCGACTACCCTAAAGTTGAGCAGAAGGCACTCAAGTTTGTAGCGTCTTACGACTACAAGGATGCCGACGGCACGCTGCTGTTTCAAAAGGTGCGATTCACCGAACCCGACGGAAAGAAGACCTTTCGGCAGAGGAAGCCCGATGGGAAGGGCGGCTGGAACTACAAGTTGGGCGATACGCCGAAGGTGCTTTATAACTTGCCTAATGTCCTTAAGCAGAAGGAGGAGGGGCTACCCATCTGGGTGGTGGAGGGCGAGAAGGACTGTGACACTCTCAACGACATTGGTGCGTGTGCCACAACCATGCCCGGGGGTGCAGGGAAGTGGCTGGACCTTCATACGCAAGCCCTCGCTGGGGCAACGGTTGACATCATCGTTGATGACGACGATCCGGGTCGTCGACACGCATGCACTGTTGGACGGACGCTGGCAAAGGCCGGATGCGACATAGCCGTCTGGAGGTGCCCTTCATCGAAGGACATTACGGACCACATTCAGGCGGGAGGCACAACTGAACAGTTGGAGCCCTTTCTGGGGTGGGACGAATCGGACGAGGTGGAATATGGGGTAGAACTCGAGTTTGAGGCCGGCCCCGATGGAGCGGATGAAGTTGAGGAAGCGCCACCCACGGAAACGGAGGTAACGCTCTCCAAGTTGCGTGCTGTGTTGGACGACACCACTCAGTCACCTGACTTCATCATGAATCGGGCTTCCCTGCTGCTAAACACCCGCGACACACCCGTGGCCCTCAATGCGGGCCGTTTGGTTCTTTGGGAAGACTTCATTTCGGAAGATGTTGACGATTCTTACGATTGGTTGATTCCGGGGGTGTTGGAAAGGCGAGAAAGGGTCATCATTGTCGCAGCGGAAGGTGTCGGAAAGACGATGCTGTTACGACAGGTCGCAATCTTGACTGCGATGGGCGTACAGCCCTTCACGTTTCAGCGGATGCCCCAAATCCGCACTTTGACTGTCGATTTGGAGAATCCTGAGAAGATCATCCGACGAACCTCACGGGATATCATGAATGCGGCAAAAGCGCAGGGGTATGAGGCCAACGCTGATGCGCACCTGTTTATGAAGCCTGATGGGTTCAACCTGATGGGTTCTGCTGACAGGCTCTTGTTGGAAGAGCGTATTTCTGAGGTGAAGCCCGATCTGTTGCTTTTGGGGCCTCTCTACAAGTCGTTTATTGACCCAGGGGGTCGAACCAGCGAAGCGATCGCTACGGAAATCGCTAAATAACTTGACACTCTGCGTTCCGTGTACGGGGTGGCTTTGTGGTTGGAGCATCACGCTCCGTTGGGTACAGGGACGCATCGTGACCTGCGTCCTTTCGGATCGGCGGTGTGGTCAAGGTGGCCTGAATTCGGGATCGCTTTGCAGCCTGATCCCTCGATTGTGGGAGACTATGTATATCGAATCTCCCATTTCAGGGGGGCTCGTGACGAAAGGCATTGGCCACAAACGATGAAGCGTGGAGTACTGTTCCCCTTCGAAGTGATCGACTGGATGACCCACTAGATGGCAGACACAGATAAGAGTGGCGCTACAGTCACCCGTGAGTTCCTTGCCGAGCGTGATGTTCGCATGTTCAAAATGCGGCAGGCTGGGGTGGCATCTCAGGAAATATCACGCCGATTCGGGGTTTCTTCAAGTGCAGTAAGTAGGGCTGTTAATAGGCAGTTGGAGAAACTGAACGCTGAAGCACTACTTGCGTATCCAGAGGTGCTGCGTTTAGAACTCGAACGACTCGACTCTTTACAGGCCGCGATATGGCCTATGACTCAACATCGGCGTGTCACGTTGGATGATGGAACAGAGGTTTCAGTGGAGCCGGATTTGAAGGCTCTTCAACAGGTGCTGTCGATTATGGATAGGCGTAGTAAGTTGCTGGGAATGGAACAGAGGAATGTGAACGTCCAGATGGATGTGGCGCTCACACAGGCAGATCAGATTCGGGCTTCTGTAGCAGGGGCACCTCTGGACGCTCTCACACGGAACTCCTTCACAGCAGAAGAAGAAGCGAAGCAACTGTTGAGCCTGATGGTCAAGTCGGGGGTTGTGTCATCAGATGAGATAGAGGGGGCTCTCGGGATACAGGGCACAGATGACCTGCTGAGGGGTGGCAGGGTGATGGAGGCCGAGATCGTGGAGGCCGAGATCGTGGAAGATGGAGAAATGGCGGAGGACAGAGATGACTGATAAGACAACAATTCCAGGTGGTGCTGGCCCCACGGCGACAGGCAATGACTCAGTGGAGGTCACCATGGCGATACCCCTACCCCCTCTCCCGAGTGCTGTAGCCCCACCACCCATGTTGCACCCGGACGCTGGCAACTGGATCGTAAGCGCCCCTGATCCAGAGGTCGGAGATCCTGCCTACAAGGATGACCCTGTCATGGCGGCCCTCGCACCCCCGGCCCCTGCACCCCCTGCCCCTATAGAGGGGGCCGAGGTTGTATTCGCCCCAGGGCAAGACAACGTTGAGGCTGCCATGCACGAGATGGCTGAGAGCATGGACCTCACGGTGTCCACCAAGATCAGTGATGACGATGGGCCTGCTGACAAGCAGATCCTCATACGGGCTACCGAGCATGACAGGGAGCGGTGGAAGCGTGCCGCTGAGGTGGAGAAGGTATCCCTCTCCGCCCTCATCAGAGAGACCATGAATGGCAGGGTCACCGCGATACTAGACTGCACACATCCTCCACAGTTCCGCAAGGAGTACCCGTGGGCTTCTTTTTGCACCAAATGTGACATGCGACTATCTGGATAACGCCACCTAGAAGGGGGCATACATACCATGAGGATCATCCTCGAACCATGGGAATACGAGCATGCCACCTTGGTGGGGGTGCGAAGGTTCACTGCGAACTGGGGCAAGGCTGATGCTCCTTGGTACGACGCTGAGCGTATGGAGGATGATCGCACTGCACAGGTGGCTGCCTGTGTGTGTGAGTTGGCTGTGGCTAGGGCCACCAACCGCTACTGGTCAGGGCACGTCTGGCCTGCCAGTGAACACAGGGCACGACGTGAGACACCTGACGTAGGGCACAACATGGAGGTACGCAGGGTGAGAACATCGAAGAGTGCTGCTGTACGCAAGCATCAGGTAGGCAAGGGGCTAGTGCTGTTCGTTGCCTACGCTGTACCCCCTGAGTTCAGAGAGGTAGAGATACTGGGATCGATAGGTATGGACAGGGCATGGGAGTTAGGGGAGCCCTCCTCCTATGACAGAGAGAGGACTAGGCTAATATCACCATCGAACCTCACACCTCTTGATGGAGATACCACATGGACCATGACGAACACGACGATGCCGACATCCTCAATCGCTTGTACGCCCTCGCAGTAACAAGCAAAGAACAGGGCGCCCCTCAGATAGGGGAGTGTGCAAAGGATGCTGCTGAAGCGATCATGCTCCTACAGGGAGAGGTTGCCTCACTGCAAGCAGAGTACGAAGAGAAGTACGAGTTGACTAATGAGTTGGTGCTGGCGATCAAACAGTACGTCACTAATGCTGAGGGTGATCCTGTACTAGGGCCTGCGATCAATCAGTGGATTAGGGTGGTCAGGTATGAGAGCGGCTGAGAGGTACGCCACATGCCTGGAGTGTGAAGAGTTCAGGGCATGGGCCAAGCAGTGCAAGGTATGCAAGTGCATCATGCCTATCAAGGTGAGGCTGCCTGAGTCGAAGTGTCCACTAGGTAAGTGGGAGTAGGGCATGGGGGAAGCAGGCAAGGCAATAGTGGAGACACTGATCGCAGTGGTGGTAGTGACACTACTAGTAGTAGGGGCAGGACTACTAGCGATAGTGGTAGGGGGCTAGGTAGTAGGCAGTCGAGGTGGGGGTGGGGGTACAGGCAAGCGAGTAGGTAGACGAGGGGTAGGTAAGCGAGTAGGTAGTAGGGGTAGTAGGGGGAGTAGGTACACAGTAGGGGTAGGGGGTATCACCTCACCACCCGTGGGCCTCAAACGATCAACCACCTGACGAAGGAACAATCACTGCCATGCCTGAGGGGTAGGGGGCAGGGCCATTGATGCTGACGATGTCACGCCTCGCATGCATCTGATTACCACTGCACCGCCGCATAGCGATAGACCAAGGGCTGTCATATCCACTGGCGATGTGTTCACCACCGACACATGTGTAGTTATTTGTCAACGCCGAAGCGAACGCCGCCACTCCGACGAAGGCAAGGACACACGCTGTAAGCAGCAGCACAGACCATCGTTTAAGCAACCAGCGTGCGGCTTTCGAGGGGCGTAAATGAGTATGACAAAAGAAAGAAAGAGAAGAAGGGGAAAATATGGTTGTCATGAGAGGCGTCAGACGGTTACGTCGAATGGGCCGTTTAGAGGGAGGGGAAGGTGTAGAACTACGAGACATCGTCTCTTTATCTAGAAGGGCACCAGAGGCCCTGTATGCGGCTCTCATGGGAACTCA